GTTGCGGGTGATCCCATAATTTTTCTCCTCCTTAAAAAGTTTTATACTACTTCTCGGGATGCAGATTTACAAAGTTGAAAGCATCTGCAAATCCTCCGGTAGGATCCTTATATTCCTCAACTCCTGGAGTAGATCCAATAAAATGAGGTTTTGTAAGATCCTCTTCGGGCTGAGCTGCTGGAGCTTCTATTACAAAGGCATCTTCGTTTGCCTTAGCATAAGCTTCTGCAAAATCTGCAGCTCCAAGAATGGTATCTCCATCCATTTTGAGATCTTCTGCCTTCATCTGACTGATGAAATCTCTTCTTGCAGCCTCACTTGAAAACTTCTTGGTTCCTGCATACTCTTTCACTGCGAATTCGTATGCCTGTCGTCTAAGCTGGTCCTTATAGGACTTCACTTCTTCTGTGTACTTAGACTGAAGCGAATTAAGATCGGTAGTGAGCTGGGACAACTTCTCTGAGTCTGTACCCGCTTCCTCCAGTCTTTTCTGCAGCTCTGCTAAATCAGTATCTCTTGTTCCAAGAGTACCGTTGAGATTCTCAATCTCTTTAGCCTTAGCTCCAAGCTCGTCTTCGTACTTCTGTTTGCTGACATAATTGCCTTCTTTTAAGTCCACAAAACTTGCTTCCTTGGCAAGCTCCATAAACTCGTCGTAGGACAGTCTGCCATCTTCTGCCTGCTGAAAAATTTCTTCAATCTTCATTTGTCAAAGACCTCCTTCACATTCTTTTATATCTGCATAATTTCTATATCCGCCGGGCAGTTTGGCGGTGTAGAATGTGCTTGAATTTATATGTCTTCAAGCTGGACTATATATAAAGGCACTAAGCCGTTATACCTAGGCAAAGAAAAACAGAGTTATAAAGGAGGTTGCGCAACCTTTATAGCTCTGTCTTCTAGAAGGAAACCAACGAAACAAATTCAGTTCTCTCTTCAATAATATAATATAATATGTTGTGATCTATTACAAGTAGTTTTTATTTATTTTCTATACCCCGGAACTGATGCTCTTTCAGGTCTTGCACTGATACCACAAGCTTTAGAAAATGCATTGTACTGTTTTGTCAGATCAACTACCTTAGATCTATATTCTGATGCTAATACATCATCGCCACTTTCCTGAGCCATCATCTGTCCTTCTTTTGCTTTACGGATCTTCCTCTCGAATTCCCTTTGTTTCTGAGTGCATTCGTATCCTGTATAATGCTTACCGTTCTTATCTGTATAGCCTTCGTGGTTTTTCTTTATAATCTCATCCAGCTCTTTTTGGGAATAGTTAGGCTTTGCAAAACCAATGATAATAGAATATGCAAAATGTCTGCAGTTCCATGTACCGATGGCTCTTCGAATAGCATCATACTTCCTATGCTTTACATCCTGAAATGGTTGATTGCTCTGCAGTTTATCATATTCTGAATTCTTAAACTGATGACCTTGAATATCTTCGTGATCTGGAGCTGGATTCATATGTACTGTTAATTCCTTTCCATCTGCTCCGAATTGAGATCCTGTAATATCCTGAATCATTTGATTGAGTTGTCTTAATCCGCCTAGAATAGTTCTTCTTAATGCAGATCCAACACCCTCTGTTCTCTTCTTTCCAGTCTCCGATTCATATGTAACTGTTCTAATACCACTTTCATTAAGCTGCTTCATTGTACGCCGCATAGCAGTATTATAATCTATAACGCCGCTCCTAGACGCTTGTATGGCTTCATCTACCACGGTCTGATATGTCTTCGCGATAGGAGTAAGTCGAAGCAATTTAGGGCGCCTTAAATCGCGAATCATAAAGGCTCCAGTACGCGATAAATTCCTATATTCTCCGATGGTTTGTTTTTCCATAGCCTGAACTGCCCTTTGCAGCTCTATATTCTTTACAAACGGCACATAGCTAACAGAACGGTAATCATAATATGGCTTGACATCGATATAAGCATCTTCTGCTACTGTACGGATGAGCTTTTTGATTTCTACTTCCTGCAGTCCTGTTAATCTAGCAAGCTCTCTATTGATCTTCCTTACATCCGCTCCGGATTTTAAGATTCTTTGTAGCTTGTAAATATCGCTAGATTTCATAGTCCCTATTTCCCGGACTCTAGCTGCAATGACTTTAACCACATAATCATTGATGGCTTCCTGTCTGGTAATAATAGGCTCTACAAGATTATCTATTGCGTCCTGAGATAACATAAATCCACCTCCTTATCTTATTATACAATAATGACGGGCTTATGTTTCAGGCACAATCCATTTTCATCCTCATCTTTCTCGGAACAATTACAAGTATCCGGATCTTCTGCACACATAATACACTGAAAAAGTCTTGCCTTATCTCTGTCAGATAGATCCTTCATAATATCTGCAATATTCTCTTTTTGATTATCCACCTTTACCCTCCTACTAAATTTCAGTTTCATCATCGCATACGCTGGTGCAGTCATTTGTTTCGTTTTTCTCCTTATAATATTCTAATGCTTCAAGCAGGATCTTCAGATCTTCTTTAGTAAACATAAATCCTTTATACTTCCACATACCGCTATCTGAAAAATCCTGCAATCTTTCTTTAAGATCATCCATTTCTATTACCTCCAAACAGTAAATAATCAGCGCTGACATCAAGCACCTTACATAATCTCACAATGTAATATCCATTCGGATAATGCTTTCCAATAACCCAGGTATGAATAGTCACACCATCTGCTTGAATTGCAGCTGCTAATTTTCTAGGGGTGATTTTCCTTTCATCAATAAGATCTTGAAGACGTTTTCCAAACGCTTGTAAATCATAATCAAATTTCATCTGTATTCTTCCTTCCCAAAATGCTTATCAACAATCTTTAATGCCTCATCTATATGTATTCCTCTTTGACCATCTGCGCATAAGATAAATTGATTATAGTTCTGTATTTCTTCTTTAATACTCTCCAGCATTTTATCAATCATACTAGATAAATCATCATATCTAGTACATTCATTATATGCTAGATTGATGTCTTTGAAATACTCTAAGATTTCATTCTTTGTCATTTGTATTCTCCTCAATCTCCCAATCACAAGGGTTCTTCATCTGTAATTCACATCCAACAAAATCTAAGTCATCAACTCCATAGCATTTTCTTCCAAAGATACATCTCCTGCATTGGGTTTTCTCACAGTAGTTCTTAATCTGCTCAAGTGCTTTCTTCGGTGGTCTGCTCATCTGTGTTCTCCTCATCACTATTCATACATGACATAATATTTGCGGTTTCTTCTGGTGTCAAATCAATTCCAGCAAAGTTGCGGGTAAAGTTTGAAAACACTTCTGTAATGCTATCCAAAACAGTTCTGCTCGCTCTTAGCTCTTCTTCGTTACATTCAATCATTATTACTTTCATCTGTATTCTCCTTACCGCAGTACTTATCAATGATATGCCATTCCTTATCCTCACTTTCCTGCGGCTCAACCTCTGCCTTACAAATCACATAAGATTGCAATAACTGTATATTCTGTGCAATACTATCCCTAATAGATTGAAACACACATGCATCTATATGTTGATTGTTATTACATAGCCTTTCCATTTCTGCCCCTGCGTGTATTCTTGCCGTTTCTAAAGTATCAAGCAGATTTCGTACATCATAAGCGTTCATTCCTTATCCTCACTTTCCTGTGGCTCAACCATCTTTGCACCGCAATTAGGGCAGTAGTTCATACGATATGGGCTTTTTCCAAATGTACTTCCAAACTCACATTCTGAACATCTGTAATCAATTATTTCATCACCTTGATAAATGGCTCTCCAATGCCCTGTCTTTGGCTCTTGTTCTAATGCTTTGATTGCCATATCGAAGACTTCTTTATCACTTCCAAAATCAGAACACAACGCCCCGTTTTCGATGCAATCTATTTTTCTTTTCAATCTCTCAATGGCTTCTTCTCTTGTCATACGTGCTCCACTCCCAATACATCACAAATCATCTTGTATCTGATAACATCCTCACGGGGATATTCGGATTTACTGACGATCCCGCGGATTATGTCTAACTGCTCCAGGGCTTTGCTTGCCATCATCATAGCCTCATGGTCACGTTCTCCATAATCTTGACAAGTATGTGATAAATAGTTATCCAACATTTCGACTTTCATTTTTGCAGTTTTGCTTGTCATCCCTTATTTCTCACTTTCCTGTGGCTCAACCATCTTTGCTCCGCAGTTAGGGCAAAAGTTAATAAATTGGCTACTGTATGTATCTTGTTTCATGCCACACTCTGAACATTTACAGTATGGATAATAAACCTCTGTGAAACCATCTCCTTTGCGTTCATTCCGTGTATACACCCAATGCCCCGTCTTTGGCTCTTGCTCTTCTTCCACTTCAACCACATCAGCCAAAAGTTCATAATATACTGTTGGTGGAATACGCAACTTATATTTATCTGTGATGATTTCGCTTATTTTCATTCCTTATCCCTCACTTTCTTCTCTAGTCATCTATATCTCCTTTCCAAACAGTAGATAATTCGCATCCGTATCCAGGATCCTAACTAACTGAGCGAAGTGATATAGATCCGGATAACTGTTTCCTCTTACCCAGCTCCAGGTTAGACTCCTACTAACTCCCATTTCTTTAGATAGGGTAAATGGTGTATACCCTCGCCTATCTAATAATGCTTGCAACCTTAAACTGAATTCTTCCATTGTTTCCTCCTTTCTATAAAAATGGAATGGACAACTTCAGCTCGAAGGCTTTATAACCATTCCCTGGAAGTCGTGCTACTGATCTTCCTTCGCAGATTAGATCCAAATTGTGGGATATACTTCATTGTCAGATGAGATAGCAAAAACTGTATAACATAAATTGAATCGTCTACAGTTACCGGATCTAATTACACAAGTTTTCAATTTAATAATAACATACTATATAATGTTATTCAAGAAATAATTTACCCCAGCTCATCATTCAAGCCGGGGTAAATCTTAGGAAAGAAATATGGCTTTCTACTGGATGTCTTTCTTATACTGTACGCTGCTTACCATTAAGATTGCTCCTAAGAAAGTAGCAACTGCAGTGACCGTTGTTGCGATAGGATCTGCATACGGAAGATTCCATGCTGCAAATACTACTTTGATTAGAGTAGCTAATGCAGGAAGTACAATGATTGCGATCCATTTTAAGATATCATAGACTTTGTTGTTTAACATACTATCTCTCCCTTCTTATTTAGTGTGGATATGGATTTGCACCATATATGATTTACTCTTTTCACCCTATTCGGAGGGCTAAATCTTAGCATGCAAGCGTCTACCTTTTCCGCCACCACACTTTGTATTATTGGTTATCCAAGATAAGTAATAGTAGCGTGTCCAGCTCCATCACATAACCCTGCGGTTGTAACAGTATCGGTAAGAGTGTTTTTAATATAGCTAGAACCACCGCCACCACTACCACCGTTAATTTGATTTGAGTAAACCAACCGATATCCTGCGCCACCGCCATAGTAGCCTCCGCCACCTGCTCCTGCGCTATCACCTTTTCCACCACCACTATTAAACCCTGTTACAAGGTTTCCACCTTGTCCATAAGAACCATTTTGACTACCTGTACCACCTGCTGATTGTGAACCACCTGTTCCACCTTGTCCATTGCCCGAACTTGCATTATAGGTAGAACCACCTGTGCCACCTGTTAATCCACCGCCACTACCACCTGCACCAACAGTATATGGTGACCAATCATCTGATTTACCACCACCACCACCGCCACCTGCAACGATAAGTAAATCATCTATGCTAGTATTCTTTAATAAATCTCCGTTATTTATAGCAATGTGTGTAGCACCACCACCTGCACCGCCACGTCCACCTTGACCACTACCAGGACTACTAATATTATTTGCGCCACCACCATTATAACCACCCGATGATGCAGTAGCATAAGACATACCTGCACCGCCTGTAACAATGTATATAATATCTCCCGAAGTAAGATTGCATACACCCTTTGCATATCCACCATTACCGCCCGCTACAGTATTTCTTGTTGCGACATCAACTTGGTCATAACCGTTTCCACCTTTAGCGCCCCATACTTCTAATTTCCAACTTCCTGTTGCAGGTATTTCAAAACTTTGTACTTCTTCCATATATGAAAAATTGGTAGCTGTTCCGACAGGATAGGCCATACCACCCGATTTCCAATCACGCCAAGTTCCATTATAGTACAACTGCACCATGTCATCTTCTTCAACATAGCGGATACCACCGCCTCCACCGCCTCCGGATGCTAATTCGGATGCTACATTGGTCTGAGTACAGTTAGCGCCAGTTCCAGTAGTTACGAAGGCATCGCCCTGATCAATAGCTTCAATGACTTTATAGAAGTATCCGTCATCTCCGACGAAATACGCATTTACAGGATATGCCTGAGATGCAGCTCCTTCCAGATCTTCTACTGGACCTAAACCATTATTGACAGAAGTAAATCCCGCCGCAATACGGTCTTCCAGATCATTCATATTAGCAGCGCTAAACGCATCGCCCTGCTGATAAATAGTTCCTTCAGACCTTGCTACTTCTACCACCGATACAGTTCCAGTATCCTGATCTGTTAGTATTCTTCTAGTAGCATATTCGGACAATCTATCTGTCCACGTCTTCTTACTAAAAGCCATATCTTACCCTCCTATATCTTTATTTTACATGAATGGCTGTCTCTGTCCATTCTCAATTTCTTTTTTACCGCACATCACATAGTGTTTGTAATATGCCTGCCAATCATCGTCGAATACCGCATCCAAATCTCTGAATGCTTTTCTATACTGAACAGGATTGAAATCTGGATGTGCCCATCTTGCTTCTTTCATACCGCACAATACGAAATGCTGCCATAACTGACTATCCGTTGTCAGTCCGGCTTTTGCAAGATCTTCATACAGTCCTGCGTAGAAAGGAGGATCAAATACACAGGAGTAATCCAGCCCATCTACGATGTATCCTTTCACAACCGGTTTAGCAAGTCCTGCATTGATATCCTTTGCAATATTACCAGCGGTAAGTTTGTTGTGAATAGTAGTTCCCGGACAACTTGTCGCCGCAAACATTCTATGCTCTGTCAAACTTGCATACTTTGTTCCATCGTAGTAAATACTTGCAATACCGTTACGCTTACAAATATCCACACATAACGCAATAAGAGCGTTGTAGGCTTTATCTGTAATTGGATAAGGTTCTCTCTTAATGCTATTACTTACTTCAATAGTAATAGCTCTTTGGTCATTCCAACTATTAGAACTAGTCCAAGCCCTATGTTCTTCCAAAACACTCTGCCCAATACTTCCATCATAACCAATACAATAATTGGCACTTGCTTTCCTGGCAGCCGGGATAAAACTGTCCACACATTGTTTTGCTGTCCACACCGCAGCCATATGATGGATAGTGATCTTTGTGATCTTCTCCGTCCTATGGGTGAAGTTGTTTGTAAGGTTTCTGTATGTTACCAAACTACTCTGTGACATAGTCTTACCTCCTTGCCAGGTGTTGTCTTAACCCATCTTTCGCTTTTATAAGGTCTGTGGTATCATCATACTGTGTTCGAATACAGTATGTTAATTCGAAGTCTATCAAAGCTAGCAGGCAGTTCTGCATCACTTCGTTTGTCTCTTCCTGTTCTTCAAATCTTGCTTCGTGAGATGCTACTAACTGTTTTACTTCTTTGACATCATTTTCCACCACCGTTACTCTGCTTTCCAGAGTATCATGTGGCTTATTAACAAACTTGAATAATGCGTATGCTAATACGCATACATTTCCAGCTGCTAGAATTAGTTGAAGTACAGGTAAGATTTCTGAGACCATTTACAATGAACTCCTTTTTATTATTTTGGTTATCTCCCCACCCTATAAAGAGTAGGGAGATTGAAAATGTGTGTTATTTTATCACGGCTTGGTATATTCAAGCGTTACATAAATATCGGTCAAAGGTGTGGAACTCATACAGAAATAATAAACTGCATTACCACTTCCTCTTGTCAATATATGTAATTCAAAATTGTCAGTGGTATTATTGTAATAACTTGACATTTTATCCCCTGTATTTCTTATACCATAATAATTAAAACTAACAATCGAACTCACATCAACACCTAATGAAGTTTGTGTCCAAGTTATTACAGGATTTTGCAATCTAATCACTTTCCTATAAATCGGCTTACCATCTATCCATATTTTGTTTGTGGGGGTCTCATTTGTTGAATAAGCATCTCTGCCATTAAAAACAGTAGACCAACCGCTCGGAGAATGTACCCTCTGATATAATACTTGTCCGTAGCTGAACCAAATATACGAATAGTAATCAAGGTCTGTATTCTGCACGATTAACACTTCGTGAGAACCGCCTTTACGCCAAAATACCAAGTTGACACCTTCAGGCATCAAGGTTTTGAAATTTGCTTCGATTGCCGTAGGGTCATTAGCCGTGCTGATTTCATAATATACCTTCTTGCTAACCAGCGCGCTTAAAGCTGCTTCAACAGTAGTCTTTTGCTGACCGTCGATCGTAAGTGGAGTATCAAGTGTTTTAGGCTGTTTAGCACTATCAACACCGCTTAAGAATGTATTTAATGCACCAAGTACATCTTCAACATCGCTATACTGCACTCCATCAATAGTAAGAGGCAATTCAAGAGCTTTAGTCTGATATGCACTAAGGTCTACTGTTCCACTCTGCAGGTCGAAGAGGAAAGATCCAGATCCTGCATATACAACAACCGCATTATCATCTACATTGATTGTTTGCCCTGCTCCGCCAATGAACAGATCGGTTGTAACACCACTGTTGGTGATCTTATAAACATTACCTACATTCGCTTGAACAAGTAAGTCTGCAGTCAGCTGGGATACTGTTTTACTTCCTGCCGGATGATAAGCTCCATACAACATTGCCGTCATTGCTCTGTAGACAGATGCTGCAGTAGGAACATCTTCATTGGTAGGAGAAATATAAGTTGTAACAGCCTTTGCAGACGCACTTCCTAAAGTCTTCCAAATGAAATCGTAATCTTCATTGGAGTTCTTTGCTAATACCTGATCTGCAGTTCCACCTTCGGGAAGTCCAATACCCTGCTCACCCTGGATACCTTGAGCACCTGTATCGCCTTTATCTCCCTTGTCGCCTTTATCTCCTTTGTCGCCTTTCTCACCCTGGATACCCTGGGCTCCGGTATCACCCTTATCGCCCTTCTCACCTTTAATACCCTGAGTGTTCATATGCATTACAAGGCTATAAGGAGGAGTACCAACTGCGGTATATCTGTAAATAGGATATCCAAGATCATCACCACTAACTGGATCTGTTTCCCATACCATAACCATAAACATCAGGCCAACTTCCGGGAAATCGGACGGGGTAAATTCAGAGATATCATCGTACTGCTTGTAGATAAGGAAGGGATAACCATCATCGCCTTTCTCACCCTGAATTCCCTGGATACCCTGAACACCCTGAGGACCTACCGGACCTTGTGCTCCTGTATCGCCTTTAACACCTGCAGGTCCTTGGATACCCTGAATACCTTGAGAACCCTGAGGACCGATGGCTCCTCTATCACCTTTGTCACCCTTATCGCCTTTGGCTCCATCAAATACATCCATTGTATCTGTCTGAACAGTACCATCGTCTAAGGTCCACTGATAGGTGACTCTATTACCACCGCTGATAGGCTCAATGCTGGTGATAACACAGTTTTTACCTTTTAAGGCTCCACCGCCTTCTACTGTATCTCTCGTAAACTTCTCGGAAATGGCAAGGACCTGTTCCGGAGTTAATCCTGCAAATTCTGCCAATTACTTCACCTCCCTTAAACCCAATTCCAAGTTCCATCGGACTTCATAAAAGCCAACTCTCCAGCCGCAGTCATTACAGAACTACCCATCTCAATGGTAGCTCCTGCAGGAAGACCTACAAAAGTAGCGGTTGAAATTTCTGCTTTAGTATCTGCGAATGCTGATATCTTATAAGTGTTCTTTTCCATATCGGTATTCGTTAAACTTGTTACCTTAACCACTTACTACACCTCCTCCTCTTATGATGCTGCTAATACAGCCTTGACGTGAGTTAAACTAATGATAGACCACTGTTTAACCTCTCTTGCCTCAATGGCATCATCCAAACTTTCGAATCCGGATGCCTTAAAGGTAACAATTTCATTACCACTATCCAGATCTGTTAAAGTCACATCCATATCTTTGGTGCTTACCAAAGTTTCCAAGAACTGCTTTAATGTCATTTTTCTACCCCCTTGTTATTTTGTTTTATTTTGAGCTTTAGCCGCATCATTGGACTTTTTATCGTCCTGTTTCTTTGGAGCCGTTTTTGCCTGCGAATTTGGCTTTGTAGCGCCAGGTTGCTGCGACTGGATAGCCATCTCATTTTCCATAGCGTCCATAGACTCCTGGTCTACTGCCATCAATGCTTCCTGTGCCTGCCGTTCTGTTTCACCAAAGTACCACATACGAACTTCAAGTTTGCTTGTAAGTCCGTTCTGCATAAGAGTAATTCTCTTACCAAGCTCTGCATCTACATCAGTGATGATACTGTCATCCCATTCAAAGTTGACATCGTATTCTCCAGGAGCAGTGATCTTATACAGATCGCAATATACATTCATGATGTAAATAGCGTCTCGTAACATATCTTCTGTTGCCTGCTGGATATCTGCGTTTGTCTGGTAGGATCTCTGTTTTAAGATCTTTAACTCTGTGGCAGTTCTTGCCTCCGCAGATGCATCACTGATTGTACCTCTGGAAAGTCCTGTGACATCCTCAATACGCATAAGGATTGTATTCAGTCCGGCAATATAGTTTGTATCTCTTAATGACGGAGCGAAAGGCTGGTAGGTATCGCCTGTCGTACTCAAGTCTACAAATCTATAAAGCCTGTTCTGGAGCTTACTCATTACACTATGAGTAGCGCCTTTGGAATCTTTGACAGTATTCAAAGCGTCTCGGTCAATATCGATTGCCATTGAGCCGCCTTCGTATTCCCATTTAAGCGTACTATACTGAATATCTGCGTCCTTGATTAACTGAACTGCTCTTGCATAACCACTTACACCCAAAGGACTCGTGGTATCTACTGTATTTGCTTCCGGCATTCTAAAGTATGCAAACAGTGGTCTATCTACCGGTCCAATCTTTGTCTCCGGTAACAAATCTTTCCACTCTGGAACAGCAGTCAAAGGAACTTCCTGCCCTAAATCCAATCCAGTCATGTCTGCCATCTGGTTAGTGGAATTGTTTGTAGACTTAAAGGCTTTATTGATGACCTGTACTTTTGTACCCTGCCATTTATGGTACTCAAGTCTTCTGTAGATAACATCTTTCTCGGCCTTTGTTTGAACAAATGCTGCTTCAGTGATCTTTCCACTTGCATCAAATGCTAATGGATAAAAAGCATCTGCCTGGATAAAATCAAATTCCAGAGTACCTACTTTTTTCTCCTTGCCCTTTTCGTCGACTACCTCACTCATTACGACATAAGGCTTTACAACTAAACCACCTTTGGCAATACCATATTCCAGCTGCTTACGAAGTGATCTCTTGAGCTTCTTGTACTGCTCATTTAAGAATTCAGCCCTCTTCGTATCACTTACAGGTTTTTCCTCTGTGATGGTAGGGGGCTGGATGCTAGGCATGATGTTTCCAAATTCATCAGGCTCAGGCTCTTCGTAATCTGGATTTTCTACTTCTACTTCTTCGGTAGGAGTAGTGATCTCACTTTGGAACTCCAATAACGCTGTCCTTGCTTTTTCGCTTGCAATTAAAGATGCAAGTCCTAAAGATGTGACAGTGGTAGGATCACTAAAAGTAGGTTCATGCAACCAAGGAGCTTTTTCTTCATACATATCGCCCCATAATTGGATTGCATTTTCCATCTGACTTGATATTGCCGGAGTTACATGCAACGTTTGCTCAATCGTTCGAGACCCAATCATACGCTTGATTATCTCCTTCACCTTTTCCGCTATAACCGACCATAACGACATTTATTTTCTCCTTCTACTACTAGAAGCGATACATCCTTACCATTATTGTAACATGATCATTTTATTTTATCCACAACGATTATTGATTAGGTCGATGATAGAATAACCAATTCTGGACATCTTTTATAACATCCTCTTCATTCCACCATCTAGCCCTAACCTCTTTCTGCTTACGAGTGGTATGTATTTGACTACCGCCAATCAAGTAGTCTATATGATCTACCATGTTTGGATAAACATTTTGAACATAGATGTCTGGATACTTATCATACAGGAATAACCTAAAGACACTATCATCACCGTTGCCGTATTCTACAATGCCTTTGAGTTCTCTATGTCCGCTGCGGTCTTTTTCATACCACCATTCGGCACATTCTCTTGCCATCTTATTGGGGATATAGATACAAGGGAAACTATACCACATATTGCATAATGCGGTAGTACCCCTTACAAAGCCATCATACAAGGTATTTATCCCGCAGGCAATACGTCTACCATTATCATAAGCCTCTGCTAGCTGTCTGAAATCTTTGCTGATAACCACATCATCCTGCAAATGCCATGTATTCCCATCTTCCGGGAGGGATAGGAATGACTGCATACAGGATTCGAGATTACCTTTGTGTTCTTTATCTTCCCATACTGTAATATTCTCAATTCCTTGTTCTTGCAGCTTAGGGATTAGATACCCTTCTACATACCACATTCGCTTAGGGCATGCGTGAATCATAATATGAACTGGACTGAATAGCTTTTGCAACTGTTCCAATTCCTGAGCTCCTTTTCCATGCCATGTATCTACATCGCAGGTATAATCATTGATTGCCACATAGTTGTGATAATTGATGATGTTAGGCTGTGTACCTTTGATCACCTGCCAAAGTTCCCACGAGATAGGCCAGCGCTTGAACTTACCAATACGCCATAATTGATTTGTTCGTTCAATACAGTTAAAGAACCGTTCTGTATTAACCACCTTGAATGCAAAAGGCTCTGCAAACTTCTTGGGATACTTATCGCCAAAGGGTGGAGCACTTGCAAAGAATTGTATATCATCGGTCTCTGTTTCTACAATGGTCTTAATTGCCTCTGGAGAGAAAAACACATCCCCGAAGATATAGCAGGTAGGTTCATCGGTGGGATAAAAAGCTTTTGTCCACATACCGCCAGTGCTATCATATTCAATAATCTCTGCATCGCAGGTTTTGAAGATCTCATGACTGGTAGTGATATAAATATCATCAATTCCATTTTCTCTGAGAAGTCTTATAGTCCTATCCAGGATCCGCTCACCATTCACTGTAAGCAGCTGTCTAGGAAGACCGTTTAATCCCATATCAATAGATCCACACATCAGGATATATTTCATTTCTTCTTCCACCCGCTTGCCTTTATTGCTCTTCCTTGCCTAGCTGCTTTTGCTTTAGCGCCTTTGCCTTTATACAGTTTCCCACTCTTACCCCATTTATATCCACCTTTTACTTTACGGACTGGCATGATTATTCCTTTCTCTTGATATACAAGGTCCAGCTTGTATACGCAGGAGTAGCTCCGCCTCTAGCATATTTATTTCTGGGAGAATACTTTGATTTGATTTCAACGTCAGCATTTGGATGTAATGCTTTCATCGTATCAAGAAGTTCTTTATAGGACATTCCTGCAAGAGATGCCATTCTCTTATCGGAAGCTTTACCATCCAGCCTTGCAATATCAAATGCTCCATAAGTCTCAGGATCTACAATTCTACTTCTTAAAATTTTTCCTTCAGGATCTCTTGTCTTGGCCCAATGATCTTGGAACTTAGAAGATAGGATTTTATCCTTCATTTCCTGTAAAGAAGGTTTTGCATTCTTTTCTTGAGCCTGTTTCTTATTAGCCTCAATTTGCTTTTCCTTGTTAGGCTCATAGTCGGTATCAAAAATAGGAATATGCTTACCGCCTCTTGTAATCCATGCTACCGGTTCTTTTTCCTGTCCCATACTAATTACCCTCCTGTTTCAAAATATTACCATACTTCCTTGCACAAGACTTACCACACGTTTGAGTCTTGCCGTACCTATCTGCTATAAATGTTTTACCACATACCGCACAAGTTCTTTCAATAGCATTAAGACCATTATCTCGTCTATACTTCTGCGAACAAGCTCCAGAACAGAATTTTCTGGTTAGTCCATTTATGTTAGTGGTAATGAATTCCTTTCCGCACTGCTGACAGATACAACGAACATCAACTCTATTTCTAATAGCCATCTTCTTAGCATGTTCTTTATGCCAAGCTTTACCGGCCTCCGACTTATGCCACTCAATAGCTTTAGGTCTAGCTTTAGTGTTAAAATTATTCCTTCGCCATTCTCGTTCTTCCTCTGTTAGCATCTTACTATGAATCTTTCTATGCTCCTCACGTTTTAACAGTTGAAGATTGGTAATGTCGTTGTTATAACGATTTCCATCGATGTGATGAACGTCATACCCTTTAGGAACTGGACCGTTGTAATACGACCATACATATTGGTGCATTGACTTTGGTCTTATGGCACTATTGGAAAAATACTTACGTCCAGGACCTATGGTAAATCTAATTCCATTGAAATATTGCTCTTGCATAATATACATCCTCCCTCATTGTATATTATACACTATCAATTGAAATTAGTTACCCTTCTTCATCCAATATTTAGAAAGGCCATAGCGTACCGCGTCGATCGAATGGTTATCTGCATCTGGATATGCGCTGATGAAATTGCCATCCCTGTCTTGTTCGAATTCGTAGTTTACAAATTCTCTATAGGTACATGGACACCTTCTTGCGTCTATGTAAATATGAGCTAGTCCCTGGAGCCATTTGATACCGCTTCGGATACTGTCCGGACCTTTGTACGCTTCTCTTATCCACGCGCCATAGGCTCTAAAGTCTGCGATTGATTTTGGCTCTGCGCTATCTGCGGTGACCAGCTCATCTTTACCAATTAGTTTCCGCACTTCATATAGCTCTTTGAACACCTCTTCGTTTCTTGCCTGAACTGTATCATACTCTGTGAATATGTATAAGTTCAATCTAGGGCGGTCAAAGTGCATTCGTACAAAACGGAACGGGTCTATTGCAAAACCCCAGTCTATGCCGTTATAAATGTTGTCAAACGTCTGCCACATAGGAACTTTCTTAACTTCGTTCCCATAACTATTCGGGACTGGCACTAATTGATCCATATCTAAGTCTTCTACGTTAGGGAATACATCTCCTCCTGTGCCTATTGCTACACCCATGTATTCATGAATGTATGCTCGTTCGTTAATGCGTTTTAGTTCCTCTGCTTCTATAATGAACTGATCACCTAACCAACTTCTAGGGACATCTAAATAACTATTTCTCACCACCAATGTATCATCTGGTCGGTCTATCTCACACATCTCTGCGTATTCATTCGCCCAATTATTCTTACTGATAGGAGGGTTGAATGTTCTAAAGTCCCAAAACTTTTCTCCGCCACGCATTGTTGACTGCAATACGTTACGGAGTTCATTCTCACCTGCATATTGGTCTAATTCCTCAAACCATGTAATGCCAATGTACCCAAAAGGCAGTTTGATTGATTTTACCTTCATTGGATCATCCAGACCCATAAACATAATTCTTTGCCCGGTTGGAATATATACGATAGGTGTACTGTATGTCTTAGGTATCTTAAACAGTGATTCCAGCCCTAGTTGGTATATGCCCCAAACTACCTGCTGGAAGATACTATTCTGTACTGTATTACCAATCTTTCTAAAACACACCGCATGGATATTAGGTACTGCCATAATCAATAACGGGATAGTTACTCCGCCAATAAATGTCGACTTCGTACTCCCTCGTCCACCAGCAAATACATAATGCGTATGCCTATGCTCCAGGATGTCGTATAACACCTTATCATATTTCTTTATGATGTTGTCTTTGACTGGAATATTGATTTGCATTACAGTAACAATCCTATCGTTTCTCCGGCATATACTCCGCCATATTCGCCGCTGACTGGTACTGTATGGCAATAATGGTAGAAGTTATCGGTGATCACTTTATGGACATCGTAGAGGATCTTCTCTATATCATTCCACTTCTTATAACCATTCAAAGGACTAGCAGGAACTAAGGGTGTATCACTGTGAATGAATCCTGTATCCCTTATTTCCTGCACATTGTTTCGAAGATTGGCATAATAGGTGGTCATTGGGATTTCTGGAATGTTCCCATCATATGTATCAAGGTCTAATTCAAATACATCTGATAAGATCTGAACATTGTTTTCTATTCTGGTCAGATCGGATGTATTTAATGCCCCTTTGCTATCCAACTCCCATTCTGCTTTCTCTGCAGCGGTCATGTTATGATAGCCTATAAGGTTCAATTCCTTTATCCTATCTACATCAGCTTGCGACCTATCATAAATAGGATCAATCCATGCTACTGCCATTTTCCTGCTCCTCTACCTGAGCTCTTAACTGATCATTCTCTTTTTGGAGCTCTTTATTCTTCTTGGTCAGTTCCTGTATAATCCTCTGTAGATTCAATATCTCTATCTTCATCTCTGCTCCAATCTACGGTGATCTCTACTTTGTGATCAGCAACACCATTTGCTCTGTTTTCTACATCAACTGTACGCTTAGCAATTTCCACCAATGCCTTAATGCGATCACCTGCACTGATCTCTAAGCCAAATTGGTCTTTTTCTTCGCCTCTTGCTATTGCAGTAAAGTGCTGCATGACCTCTTCGGCTGTCATAATGCTTGGTTTTAGCATCTTATCCTGGATCCGTTTAATTTCTGATCTGATCTCAATCTTCTTTAAGAGCTGATTTGCCCTCGTACTCGCAGATCCATCACTAGTGCATTTATACCCAGCTTTATATATAGCCTGCGTGCCATTGCCTAATTCTACATAGTATTGGCAGAATGCTTTTTCTCTTATTGATAATGGTCTTTTTTTATTTGCCATTACGATATTTCCTTCTTAATCGTCATGCTCGACGTTTCTTTTAATCTTCTTCCACTCTTCTATTTCTGCTCTTAATTTACGAAGTGTGGATTTTGCTTCTGGATTAAATGCGTCTGTTTTTGTGATCTGTTTTTCCCGCGCGACTAGATCTTTATAATACTTCTCATTATCACTGCTACTGTAATGTGCGTTTTGATATCTTGTATATGCTTTTAATCTTGCTTCGAGTTCTTCTATTACCGGTCTTGCCTGTTTATTAAATCTCTGCTTATCTAAGCTTTTTAATTGCGCTTTTAATTCTGACTGTCTATCTGCTATTGCCTGTCCTGCAGTAGACAATCCTTTACCGCGCGAACTTTTTTCCTTTTCGCTTAACTTATCCCGCTCTTCTTTATTTTTAGCGATCTGTTTTTCTTTCTCGTCTGCTTCTTTATTGATTTGATCTTTGAGCTTATCACTCTTTCTTTTTGCTTCTCTTTCCTTTACTGCCTGTAAAGGATCTTTTCCTTCTTCTTTAAGCTTTACGCTTTCATTATGTTTTTCGCTCATTGCTTTGAATGCTGCATCACGAATCTTTTTCTTATCAAAATTATTCTTTGCAGCAAACTTATCTGCTTCATCATACAGTTCTTTTGTAGCCACGCCGCCTTTCTGCGTCCAGATCTTCTTAACATGCTCATCTGCAATGCGCTGAATCTCTGAATGCTGAGAAAAATCCTTCGCCTTATCTTTTGCGAAAGGATTCTCTTCGCCTTCATCAGGAATATAAATACGTCTGCCTTTACTTGTTACCCATCTTCCCATTGTTATTTACCTCCTTATTCATATCGGTCATATACTTGCTTCTCTATATGGTTTTTGCTTTTTTGTATTGCATTCTTAAATTTCTTTAATTCACTATAATCAAACTTTCTATCTTTCATATCCTCTATATAAGCATTTACATAATTTTCAATCTTTTTTAATTTATCTAACTGATTACGATTCTGCTTATCGGACCAATTACTTCTCGCGGTATTTTCTATATCCTGTATATCCTTACTCAATTTCTTTATAAGTTTCTTTTGCTTATTTACTTGGTATTCACCTTCTGAGATTGGTTTTGCTCCATCTGCTGGAATTGGATATTTTCCACCATTATCAGTACGTCCCCAATCTATGATATCCTCTTCTCGATACCTTATCGCCATAACCAATCACCTCTTCTTATATGCCCACTCTGAATAAGTTGAATCCATCTTTAGATCATCGGTCCTAAACATGATCATTGATTTTGTATTAACTCCTTTAAGCATATCCTTTACAGATCCATGCTTACCGGATTGTGCATCAACAATAATAACCTTTCCGTTATCATTGATCACATTCATTGTATGAGACTTACCGCCCACATCTTCTTGGATAATAGCTCTACTTCCTTTGCCCCAGTCCTCGGTCATCATAAGTTCTATTTCCCTAACAGTATCTTCTTTCTTACTTCTACCTACATTCCACATATCGCCCTGCTTTTGACCGAACGCTTTATAGACCTGCTTACTCATATCACGTTCGCCTAACTGCCCGAACTTATATGGATTTGCGGCGACATCTTCTCCGCGCATATTTGCTTCAAACGCCAACGCGCATTTGACACAATTATTGTTCCATCCATCTTTATCTAATGAAGAAGCATCCTTCTTGAAATTAGGATTGATATTCTTATACTTATCCTCAAGAGAATTAGACTTAGAACCAGATTCTTTATTTAACTTGTCCGCCTGTTTCTTATTTTTCTCAATCTGATCTTCTTTGTTAGGTTCGTAGTCCTCATCGAAAATTGGAATATGTTTACCACCTCTGGTGATCCATGCAATAGGCTCTTTATCCGACATTGTGTTTTTCCTCATACTTCTTTCTAGCTGCTATCCACTTCTCATTATCTTCCGGGATATCCCAGCCATTAAGACTGTACCAATAATCCCGTAACCACAAAACGATCTGAATATCGGAAGTAGAGCTAAACAATTCTATGTTCTTATGCTTCTGCTTTTCCTCATCCCAGATCGCTTTTTTGATTACGATGATCTCCATCGCTTTATTGTTTCGGTCACTGAAGAACTGGGTATGGTTTACGAGTATCTTCTCTCCGAACTTATCATTGATCGCTCTTTGCAGTTTCTTTATCTGCGGGCCAAAAGGTTTTGCCATCTTACCGCCTTCTTCTACCTGTTGTTCTCCTGCGCATCTTGGTTACTTTGACCTTCGCCATTATGAATACCTCCTTCTACTGTACTATTCTCGAGGTAATTTGCGTTGCCATTACCTTCGGTATCCATCTCTACTGTTTCAACTTCCACCGGTAAACTTAAATACCAAAAGAACCCACCAATCGTTGCTAGTTCTAAACCGACCATAATACAAAAAGCAATAAACCATCTCTTGCTAGCTGCTTTTAGTTCCTTCAGTATCTCAGTTGCTAAAGTCTCGTTCATCTCGAGTCTCCTTATCTTAATTATAATGAATATACTGTAATTAGTAAACTACCCTCTGTATTTCCTACGAATTGCTTCTACATCCAGGAAGCCTTGCTGAAGTAGATATGAAATCATGTTGTATGAGGTAGAGCTGATCGCATTATTGTAGATACAGTATTTCTGATAATCCCTATCTAACTGAAATCGGATGTTGGTACTTAAATA